TTAACTCGCGATCAGTCCATGCGCCCGAAGTGCAGCGAGCACGGCGGCGAGCGTCGCCCGCGCTTCATTGTCCGGCGCGGTGCCCCCGCTCGGATCGGCGATCCCCGCCTGCCGTTCCCCCACCACGCGCTCGCCGCCCACGTAGAAACCATCGCCGCGCACCGATGCGTCGACCCAGGTCGACCCGTCGAAACGCATCATGTTCCCCCGGTCGACCACCCAGGCATGCCATCCCTTCCCTGGCGCCGCAAAGACCCAGCCCGCATCGGTCCAGACCGCCAGCGCGCCGTCATGACCCGCCCATGCTTCGGTCCCCGCTGCGGCCACGATCCAGCTCTGGCCGGATGCGGGCGCCTCGGGCGGCACGGACAGGTCGGCGCTTTCGACGCTGGCCTGCACGATCAGATCGACGAGAGCGAGCGCCTCGTTGTGGATCAATTCCTTCTGGGCCTGGCCCGCCGCGAGCAACGGCAGGCCGAGCCGGCTGGTTCCCGACATGATATTTCTCCAAATGTTCCGAGGATTGACGCGGTTCAGGCCACGGTCAGGATCAGGGGCCGGCTCGGCCCGAAGGTGCCGCTCTGCCTGATCTGGAGCGTGAGGGCCGCCATGCCGGCCGCGGCAAGATCAGCCGCATGGTCTGCGGCGGCATAGAGCGATGTCGTCGTCGTCGCTTCCCAAGCGCGCAGCACGACATCGCCTGCCATGACGCTCAGCAGATAATGTTCCCCCTCCTCCCCGAGCGGAACCTCGCCGCCGTCCGGCCAGCTCCAGCCCAGCCGGCTCCGACGAATCCAGCGCAGCGCCAGATCGCCATTGGGCAGGAGAGACATGCGACCATGGACAGGCGCGGGCGGCACCATGGCACGGCCGTCGACCAGCCGCGCGGCCTCGGCCGGCATCGCGTCGCCAGTGCCGATCGCACGGATATCGAGCATCGTCCCGATGTCTCCGGCGCCGGTCTCGACGCGCGCCAGGCGCGCCGCATCGACCAGCACGAATCGTTCGCCGAGGACATGGTTCGCGCAGGCCCATTCGGTGCCGTGCCAGCCGCGGACCAGCCTCGACAGCCGATAGCGCCGCGGGCCGACCGGTTCGGCGAGACCGAACTGGAAGAACTCGTCGCCGAGCATGGCGAGATTGGCGCCGTCGAACAGTTGCTCGTCCGTCACCGAGGTCAAGGCATCGGCGACATTGTCGAGCCGCACTTCCACGCTGTTGCGCCGATCGAGCCGCCAGGGCGCGCCGTCCGCCAGGATCGTCTCCGCCCTGCCGATCGTCGCGCGCGGCGCCGTCCGGCCGACAGGCTCGGCCGCTTCCGCGCCTTCGCGGAACCGGAACAGGGCGGCGCGCCGCCAGCCCGCGTCATCCCCCGTCGCCGCCACGCGCACGTCCGGCGCGGTGGAGAGCATCGTGCCGTCGGGCGGCCATTCGACGATCGCCAGATATGTCGGCCCTTGCGGCAGGTCGGTCTCCACCACCGGCTGCCCCGGATCGCCCGTAACGCCGGCGGGTCTGCCCGCCAGCCCATGGGCGCGCAGGGTCAGGCGCACCGCCATGTCCTCCCAGTCGCGCGCCTCGACAATCCACGCGCCGGGCTCGCCTGCGATCGAGACGATATCGCCGATGCCGAGCGCAAGCGCCGACCAGCCGGCGGACCAGCGGACCGACATGCGCTGCCGCAATGCGCGGCGCAGCGACTGGTCGGCAAGCTGGCGCGCCGCCTCGGCCGACAGCACGGCGGGATAGTCGATCTCGACGACATCCGTCCCCGGTTGCGGCCGCTCGGCGGTCTGTATCCCGATCTGATAATCGCGCGCCGGATCATGATGGCGAATCGACAGACGGACCGGCACCGTCTCGATCGGCGCCCGTCCCTTGGTCGGCGCAGCTTCCGGCTCGCCGTCCCGCGCTCGAAGCGCGCGGGCGGGGTCGAGCACCGTCTCGGTCAGCGTGCCGGCCGTCAGGGCCAGGCGCCCCGCCTGCTCGCACCAGCGCAGGCCATGCGCGGCGATCAGGGCTTCGCTCGCGCCGCGCAGATCATCGCCCTCGCCCGCAAAGCCGTCCAGGCTGGGCTCATCCCCATCGCCAAGAAAGGGGATGGCGCAATCCGTCAGATCGGACAGGATCGCCGAAACCGCCATCGCATCGGGATCGGCCACGAGTTCGAAGGTCAGCGAAGGGATGCGGTTGCCGAAATCCGCCAGTTGCAAGTCCTCGAAGACCGCATAGGCGCAGCCGCGATAGGCCGGCGCCTGGTCGATCCCCACGGCCGCCGCGATCAATGGATCGACCGGCTGATCCTCGCCGCCGTCATGGAGACGGAAGGCGCCGAGCGGTGCCTTGAAGTCGCCGGCCGCGCCGCGCAGCAGATTGCCGTCCGCCCAGATGCGGCCGATCCCCGCCACGCGCCGCGATGACAGCGCCACGGCGAAGCTCGCCGAATAGCTGTAGCTGGTGACGTTCGGCTGCCCCTTGCCGCCGCCCGATATCTCGCTGCTTTCCTGCAGGTCGGTGGACCAGATCACCGTGCCCGCGGCGCGCAAGGTGCCGTAGAGGCGTGGGATCTGCGCGCCATAGCGGGATGTCTGGACTTCCAGGTCGCGCAGCCGCGCGCCTTCCCGCGCGCCGGGCCGGAAGATGCGGGCATCGACACCCTGACCGATGAGCGCGCCGACGGCACCGCCGATCGGCCCGCCGATCGCCGTGCCGACGGCCGTGAGAACAAGCGTCGCCATGCTTTACCGAGTCCCGCTCGAAGGAAAGCGCCATTGGCCAAGGATCGGCCAGGGCGCGGGCGAAGGCATCAGCACGACCCGGCGCAGCCCGGCATGGGCGTGGACCAGACCGCGTGCCGTCAGGATCATGATGTGAAGCTGCATCGCGCCCGTGCGCGCCAGCAGCAGGTCCCCCGGCTCGGCATGCGCGACGGGATGGAGCCCGCCGTCCGCCAGCAGCCGCGCCGCGCGCGACGCACCCATGCCGCGCAGTGCATAGGCCGGCGCCGGGCCGACCATGGCGCCCGCTCGCCCGGCGGCCTGCAAGGCCAGCCCGACGCAGTCGAGCCCGGTCTCCACGGATCGGCCCCGGAGCCGGAACGGCGTGCCGACCAGCCCCAGCGCTTCCGTGGCGATGCGCTCCTGCAGGTTCATGGCATCAGCTCCCGGGATAGCGGGTCAGCAGGTCCATGCCCGGCAGGAACGGCTCCCCCCGGAAATTGACCGCATTGGCAAAGCGCGACGCGCAGGTGGCAAGCCGCTTGTCGCACCCTTCCGTCAGCAGGACGTGCGTTCCGGGCGCGGCCTCGAAGGGCGGCGGCTCGGCAAGGAACAGCGTGTCGCCGTCCTGATCGACGATCGCCTGGGAAAGCCCGCAATTGGCGCCCGTCAGCCATCGCGCCGCGCCCATGATGTAGGCGTCTGCCTCCAGCCCGGCGCAGGCCAGAACGTCGCCCGCCAGGCTCTCGATCCGCACGACGCGCCGATGCGCGCGCATGTCGACGCGGCAGGCGCGGTCGCCCAGCCGCGCGCGGCAGGTGGGGCTCGTGACCGGCGCGACCGGGCGATCCAGCAGGGTCGCCGCGCCCTGCAGCGTCACGCTATATTCGCCATCCTGCCGCTCGATCCCGCCCAGCCTGCCCTGGGCCAGCTCGAGCCAGAGCGCGCCGGGCTCGGTCCATTCCGTCAGGTAAAGGCCCATGCGCGCGCCGTCCCAACGCCCCGCGTCGAGGTCCGGCTCGCTGATCGCGGCCGAGCTCAGCCCGCCGCGGATATCGGTGAGATCGGCACTGCCCTCGCCATCCCGGAGCACCGCGCCCGGCGTGATCGCCGGCGCCGGACGATAGGCGAGCCCGCCGATGTCGAGCATCCGATCATGGCTGGTGAGGCCGATCGTCACGCCGTCGCGCCGCTCCAACCGCCAGCAGAAGGCGAAGGCGCAGAGCGGCTGGTCGAGAATGGCCGCCAGCGCGCTCATTCCCTTGTCTCCACCAGCGGCACGGACGGCACCGCGCCCGCCGCGAAGGTCTCGCGATCGATCTCCAGCCGATCCTCGGCGAAACGCACCGGCACATCGAACAGGAAGCCAGCGCTGATCGCCGCGCCTTCCGCCGGCGGATCGTCGAAGGCGATCTCGCCGCCGCCCAGATGCTGCCAGCCCGACATCAGCTCCGTGCCGTCCACCGCGATGCGGATCGTGCCGGCGACCGGCCGTGTGATGGCGCGCAGCTGGACCGCGTCGTCGGTCCCATAGGCCTTGCGCAGCATGAAGCTGACGGCCAGTCCGTCGCCGGTCCCGAGCAGTTGATCGAGCGGCCCCGGCGCCACGCCCAGCCCGGCCGAGCCGTGGTCATAGGGATCGCGGAAGCGGAACCCGCGCGCCGATCCGCGCCGGGCCCGGAAGAAGGCGATCAGCGTCGCGATATCGGCCTCCGATCGCACGCCCGGCCCCGCATCGAAATAGAGCCGCGCATCCGCCCACTGGGTGCTGCGCTGCTCGTGGCCGGACACGCTTTCGATGATCCGGGTCGAAAAGGTCGGCGCCACCTGCGCGTGCCGCCCGATGTCGAGCGGGAAGAGGAGATCGTCGAATGCCTGCACGTCGCTGTCTCCCGCAAGGTCGAAAATGACGAAGCCGTCCCGCGCGACTTGCGGGAGAGCCCAGATGAAGATCGCGGCATGGCCCCGCGCCCGCCCGGCCTCGGCCGCGCCCGCGATCCGCGACCAGAAGAGGCGGGTGTCGGCCACGCTCGTCTCCGCCGGCACGAAACCCGCCAGATAGTGCCAGTCATGGCTGTCATAGCCGAGCCTTGCGGCCATCGCGTCGCGCGCCCGCGCCGACAGGGCCATCCGCCCCTCCGTCACCCAGTCATAATCCTCGACCTGGAGACGATCGAAGGCCGGCGACGCCCAGCCGGACGGCACATTGGCGCGCTGCAATTCCGGCGCCGCCGGATCGAGCACGGACGGCAGGTAGACGAGCAGCAGCAGCTCCGCCTCGCCGACCTCGTCCCGCACTGCCGCACTGATCGCAGCCGTGGCCGCCGCAAGCAGCACGCCCGCCGCATCGAGCAGCGCGATCTGGTCGGGGCCGAGCGGGGCGCGCACCGTTTCGATCTCGGGCGGCGATCCGCCGAACGCGGCACGGGCCGCATCGTCGTAGAGGCAGGGCCGGCCGTCCGCCATCACCCACCACCAGGGCTCGCCGATCTGGAACCGCACCGGCAGGCCGGCGTCCCTGGCGATCGCCGCGAAGGCGCGCGCCACGGCCTGCAGATAGCTCATTGCGCCGCCATGTGCGGGCGAGAGCAGGGTGGAGGGCGGCACCCAGCCGGTCAGGGCCGGCGCGCCGTCCCAGGCGCGCTGCTTCCAGTCGTCCCGGCAATGGGCGTCGAACAGCTCGAAGGACAGCGAGAGGATCAGCTCGAAGCCGAGCGCCTTGCATCGCGCCGCCATGTCTTGATGCCAGCGTCGGCAGGGCGCGTTCAGCGCCCCGCCCGCCAGGCTGGCATGATAGGCGCCATCGACCGGCTCGAGCCGCATATAGTGGCTCATGCCGACATAATGGTTGATCGCGCCCCGATAGCCGAGCGCCAGCGCCTGGCGCAGGATGCGCTCGGGCGTCTGGTTATAGGCATCGTCATAGCCGGTCGCGATGGAGAAGCCATGCTCGGGCACCATCACGTCGCCGATCCGGAGCACCGACCCGGACCCGTCGCAGCGTATGTCGCTCAGCTCGACCCAGCCTTCCACGCCGGCCGGAAAGATGGTGTCGCCTTCGTCATAATCCGGCGACACCAGCGAGATGAACAGCCTGTCGATATCCCTGGGGTCGACCGGATCGGCCTCCTCCGGCAGCATATAGCCGCCCACCAGAGTGTCGAAATCGAGCGTGACGAGCGCGTCCTGCGGATCGCCCTGCGCATGGTTCCACAGCCGCACATACCAGGCCCGCGCCTCGCCGGCCGCGTTCCGCCCCTCGATGGTCAATGTCGGGCCATGCACCGCGTCGAGCGGCTTGAGGCCGCCGCTGCGCCAGCGGAAGGCAAGCACGCAGCCGGAATAGTCCCGCCGCGTCTCGTAGCGCAGCAGCGGATGATCCCAGAGATCCGCGCTGTCCCAGATCAGCCCCGCCAGGTCGCCGGAGGTGTGGAACACCGCGTCCACCCGCAGCGCATCGGCGCCGACCGTCACCACCGAAGCCATCATCGGCCGCGGGAAATTGACCGTCCAATAGGGCGGCGAGAAGCGCTTGACGAAACCGCTCTCCTGATCGCGGCGCGCATCGACGAGCCAGTGAGGCATGACATATTCCCTCGATTGGGCGATTGGCCGACGCGGACCGAAGGCCTGCGCAGCAGCTAGGGCAGTTCGTGATTGCACCGGCTAAGAGCCCGTCCGAATTGAATGGAATCAGTGCTCCTGCGAAAGCAGGAGCCCAAGGCGCATGAGTAGTGCATGACCGCCCTGGGCTCCTGCTTTCGCAGGAGCACAAGGTGGTTCCATCTGAAACAGACAGCCTCTAGCCCTAACCCTTCCCACTCCGCCGAGCGGACATGCGGAAGGGTGATGGCAGCGACGGTGCGATCGCGAACCGACCTAATCCCGCAAGGCCGCCCGGACGGACCGGGCCACCTGCCGCGCGCTGCGGGCCAGGGCGCGCGGCGCGTCCGCTCCCTGCCCATTGATGGTGATCGACACCTGCACGTCCCGGCCGCGCACCGGACCGGCAGGCGCCACCATCTGCCCGGCGCTGGTCGGCAGGAAAATCTCGGGCCCGCGCTCGCCGACCAGATAGGCCTGTCCCGGCGCCACCGCGCCGCCGGTCGCGCGCCCCGGCAGGCCCAGCGCCGCCGTCAGCAGCGACGTGCCGACCCCCAGCAGCCCGCCCGAGCCGCCGCCGATCGCGCCGACCCCGCTGCGCACCGCCGCCGCCGCGATCTGCGAGAGGACCGCCATGGCCGTCCGCCCCAGATCCTCGAAGCCGAAGCGGCCCGAGCGGACCGCGCGCAGCAGCCCCGCCTCGATCGCGCGGCCCGCCCGGTCCGCGCTCGCCACCAGCGGCCCTTCCAGTTCCGCCCGCATCGCGGCAAGCTCGTTTGTCAGGCCTGCGAAATCCGCCTGCATGTCGTCCAGCTCATCCATCGGGATGTATCTCCTTGAGGCGCGCGATCGTCGCGCTGTCGATCCCGCCGGCGCCCGGCCCCGCCGCCTCGGCCAGCGGTCCGAGCGCCGTGGCCAGTTCCTCGGGCGTCGCGCGCCAGAACTCCTCCGGCCGCCAGCCGAGCAGCATGCCGGCCTGCCCGGCCAGCGCCCGCGCCACCCGCGCGAAGCTCATGAAGCCCCCGCGACCAGCTGGCGCAGGATCATCCGGACGGCTGGCATCGCCTGCGCCACACCGGCCGCCAGCAGCGCCTCGCCCAGCCGCTCGCGCGTCCAGCCGTCCGGCCGCATGGCGAGGCAGTGCCAGACCAGCCCTGCCATCTCGGAAAGGGCAAGCCGTCCCTCTCCCGCCCGCTCGACGAGCGCCAGCAGCGAGCCCAGCTCCGCTTCCGCCGTCACCAGCGCGGCAAAGCTCGGCCGCACCACCAGCGCGATACCCTCCAGCACGAGCGTCGCTTCCCCGCGCGCGGCATTGGCCCCGCTCACAGCGCGCTCACAGCGCCGGAGCTTTCCAGGCTGAGCGTATAGGTGCGCTCGCCATTATAGTCCCCGGCATAGTCCAGCCGCGTGACCAGGAACCGCCCGCGCAGCCGCTCGCCGCTCTCGAAGCTCAGCTCATAATCGTCGATCGCGCCGGCCAGCGCCTGGTCGCGCAGCCGCATCTCGGCGGCCGAGCCGGTGAAGATGCCGGCGCCCGAAACGCTCACCGATCGCACGCCCGCGCCCGGCAGCAATTGCCGCCACGCGCCGGAATCCTTGCTGGTCACGTTCACCGCCTCGCCATTCACCGAGAGCTGGGTGGTGCGCAACCCCGCGATGGTGCTGTAAGTCACCGGCGCGCCGCCGTCGCCGATCTTGAGCAGGAATGCGCTGCCCTTCTCCACTGCCATGGTGCCAGTCCTTTCAGGAAAAAGGATCCACCCCGGCAGGGCGGATCGGGAATATTCGCAACTGCCTCGAAACGGGCCAAAATCGCCTGTCATCAGGGAAATATCAGGCGCCCGTCAGGTCCGGGGCCTGTCCGGTGCGCGCGCGTCCGGTCATCCTGTCTTTCGTCCCGGGCGTGGGAGTTCGGCCCGGGACGAAGGGAGAAACACCATGATTGCATCGCGTCTCGCGCTGGCGCTGTCCGCCAGCATGCTCGTCCTGGCCGCTGCCCCGGCAGCGGCGGAAACCCTCTACAGCTTCACCGATCTCGGCACGCTCGCCGGCTGGGTCCTGGTTTCCGCCGATGGAATCAACGAAGCCGGCCAGATCATCGGCCATGCCTACAACATGGACGGCTCGGGATATTCCTATCGCCATGCCTTCCTTCTGACGCCCTATGAAGCGCCGCCGCCCGTCTCCACGCCGGAGCCCGCGACATGGGCCATGATGATCGGCGGCTTCGCGCTGTCCGGCGTCGCCATGCGTCGCCGCGGGGCCACCGTCCGCTTCGCCTGATCCGCGAACATCGGCGGCGTCAGGGATCCGCCCCCGCAAAAGGGGGACGGATTCCTGACGCTGCCCGATCAGCCAAGCCGCGCCACCCGCACCGCATAGTCGGCGTCGATGCGCCATCCGCTCCGCCCGCGCGTGACGCGCGAGCGCGCGAGCCGCAGGAGCAGGCCGCCCCAGCATCCTGCCTCCACGCCCGCGCGCGTGACGCGCGAGCGCGCGAGCCGCAGGCTGGTGATGCGCCAGTCGCCGAGGTCGGCGTCCAGCCCCGCCAGCACCGTGTCGACCCGCGCCATGATCGCCGTCGCCCGCGCGAAATCATCGCCGCGCAGGGCGAGCTGGACCGGCTGGCGCAGCGCCACGCCGTCCACCTGCCGCGCGCCCCAGCCCGTCGCCACGCCTTCGCCCAGCATCAGCCAGGGCGCGCTGGCCTTGTCCGGCGTGCCGTCGCTGACCTGGTTGACCAGCGTCAGCAACGCCTCGTCTCCGCGCAGCGCTTCATGAATGGCCGCCCGGATCGCCAATGCCCCGCTCATGCGAGATGCATCCGCCGCCAGGGCCGCCAGAGCGCCGCGACCGAGGCCGGCAGCTCGCCTTCCAGCCCCTCGCGCCGCGCATGATATTCGCCGGCCAGCCGCACGATGCCATGCTGGATCGCGTCCGGCACGCCCTCATCGTCGCTGGCGATCCCTGCCTGATAGCCGATGCGGACCCGCCCCGCCGGGCCGGGCTTCAGGACGCGCAACCAGCCGGTCCCGTCGGCGTCGATGTCGATGGCATAATCCTCCACCGGCAACGGGAATTCCGGCCCGTCCGCCGAGATTCCGGCCACCGCCGTGATGCTGCGCACCGGCCGGAGGCCAAGCGCCTGCCACTCGCAGCGCGCGGCGACGACTTCATCGACAGCCCGCGCGACAAGGATCCGGCCGAGGAAACGTTCCGCCATATCGGTCGCGCTGCGGAGCAGGTCGGTCAGCAGCCCATCCTCGTCGGACAGGCTGATCCCGAGATAGGCTTTGAGATCGGCAAGCGGCACGGCCAGCGCCCCGCCCTTCTCGATGGTCACGGTCATGGAGAAACTCTCCGGCTTGAAGGAAGAACGACTGCGAAGGCGCGCAACATCATCCCCTCCCGCCCGCGGGAGAGGTCAGGGGCGGGCCAGGGCATTGCCGCAAAGCCCATCCCCCAAACGGCGGAAGACAGCCCCTTAGGAAGCCGCGAACTTCATCAGCTTGATCGCCTCGCTGTTCGCCACCGCACCGCCGATCCGCTTGACCGCGTAGAAATGCACGAACGGCTTGTTGGTGAAGGGATCGCGCAGGATGCTCGTCTCGTTGCGCTCGGCGATCACATAGCCATGGGCGAAATTGCCGAACGCGATCGACAGGCTGTCGGCCGCGATGTCGGGCATGTCCTCGGCCTCGATCACCGGATAGCCGAGCAGCGTGGCGGGCGTGTCCGCACTCATCGCCGGCTGCCACAGGAAGGCGCCGTCGCTGGTCTTGAACTTGCGGATGCGCGCGAGCGTCGCCGAATTCATCACGAACGCCGCGCCCTGCCGATAGGGTGCCTTGAGCGCCTGCACCAGGTCGATCAGCCTGTCCTGCGGATTGGACGCGGCGAAGCCGCCGGCCGCGCCGGAAGCGACATATTGCAGCGTGCCGAAAGCCCGCGTCGCGTCCGGATCGGCGCTGGTCGCATAGGTGAGGAAGCCCTTGGGCTTGTTCGTGCCGTTGCCGCCGACAAAGGCCGCACCTTCCGCCTTGGCGAATTCCTGCGCGATCTCGCCCGCCAGCCAGCCCTCCACGTCGAACTGCGCATCGTCGAGCATCGCCTGGCTGGCGGAGGGATTGGCGAACAGCTCGCCCGAGGGCGGCGCGATCTCCTGGAAGGTCGGCGTCGCCGTCTCGGCCCGCGCGCCGGTCTCGGACGCCCAGCCCGACACGACACCGCCGGTCGTCACCAGCTTGCGATAGCCGGCCGACCCGGTCCGCACGACATTGGCGACCGCGCGGATCGGCGAGATCGCCTTCAGCGTCGCCTCGATCATCTGGTCGATCTCGCGCGGCACCGCATAGCCGCCGCTGCCGCCGGTCGCGCCGGAGAAGCTCTTCAGCTCCACGCCCGCCTCGATCCCGCGCCGCAGATAGCGCTCCGTGAAGGCGGTGCGCGCCGGATCGACCGCGCTGCCTTTGGCCCCGTCGAGCGGCGGCCGCGCCGCGCGGGCAGCCTGCGCATTCATCGCCGCATCGAATGCGTCCATCCGCGCCTCGAGCCCGGCGATCCTGTCCGCCTGCAGGATCGCGTCAAAGCTCTCCTCCAGCGCATCGGCTTTCACTTCCAGCATGTTTCACATCTCCTGCAGTCAAAAAAAAAGATCCTCCCCGAGCTTGCTCGGGGAGGGGGACCAGCCAAAGGCTGGTGGAGGGGCAAGGGCGCAACGCCGCCCCAAAAAACTATTCGCGCAAAGCCGCAGAGATCGGAGAGACCATCACCGCGCCAAAGGCGCTTCCTTTCATCACGCCCTGCTCCGCCCCCTCTGCGCTCTCCGCGCGAACGAAAAGACGACCCGAAAGCCACCCGCCTCGCAGCATGAGCACCGCCTCCCCCTCACCCCACCGCATGCACCCGCGCCAGCGGCTGCATCGGATGCGTCACCAGGCTCACCTCGACCAGATCCAGCGCGTCCAGCCGGCGCGGCTGCTCGCCCTGCGCCGCGACGACCCGGTAGCCGAACGACAATCCGTCGAGCCCGCCCGTCCGCAGCAAGGCCGCCGCCTTGCGCGCGATCGCCGATCGGGCATCGAGCCGCCCGATCACGCGCAGCCCGCGCGCATCCTCCGCGACCCTTTCGATGACGCCGATCGGCTTGTCCGGATCGTGCTGCCACAGCAGCGGCAGGTCCCCGGCCAACCGCCGGTCGAGACTGGCGCCGAACGCGCCCGGCGCGATGATGTCGCCGCCCTTGTCGACCCGCCCGAAGATCGCCGCATAGCCGGCGAAGCGCAGCTCTTCGCCGCCACCCGCCGCGCCGCTCACCGGCCCTCGGCCTCCAGCCCCAGCATCGCCCGCTTCTCCGCGCGCGAGAGGAAATCCGCGGCCGCGATCCGGTCCCACAGCAGCCCGCGTTCCTCGATCAGCGCGGGCACCTGGTTGAGGTCGACCTGCAGTCGCAGGTCCGGCATCCAGTCGGAGAGGCCCTGCGCCAGCCCGCCGAGAATCTTGTCGGCCAGCGGCAGCACCGTCTGCCGCCACAGCGCCTTGTTGGCCTCGCGATAGTTCGAATAGGTGCTGTCGCCGGGCAGCCCCACCAGCACCGGCGGCACGCCGAAGGCCAGCGCGATGTCCCGCGCCGCCGCCGCCTTCAGCTCGACGAAATCCATGTCGTGCGGCGAGAGGCTCATCGCCTGCCAGGAGAGCCCGCCTTCCAGCAGCATCGGCCGGCCGGCATTGTCCTTGCCCTGGAAGACGCTCTCCAGCTCCTCGCGCAGCCGGTCGAACTGGTCGGAGGACAGCACGCCGCCATCCTTGGGATCGTAGACGAGCGCGCCGGAGGGCCGCGCCGCATTGTCGAGCAGCGCCTTGTTCCACTGCGTGGCCGCATTGTGGATCGCCACCGCGCCGGCCGCCGCGCCCAGGCATCCCAGGCCATAATGATCGTCGGTCGGATTGAGCGCCTTGAGATGGATGATCGCCGTCCGCCCCGCCGCATCCTCGCTCGCATAGAGCATCTGCCGCTCGCCAGCCCGGTAGCGATAGCCGATCGGCCAGCCCTGCGCGTCCTGCTCGATCGTCACCCGGTCCGGGCGCAGGGCGTAGAGCGTCAGCGGTTCGCCATCGGCGCCATGGCCGATCTGCACATAGGCATTGCCGTGGAGCAGCAGATGCCCGGCCAGCGTCTCGACGAGATTCTGCCCCGCCGAGCGACGCTGCACCAGCCGCAGCGCCGCCTGGGCCTGCGCCGGCTCCGGCGCGGTCGCGGCCAGCGCCGCGCTGCCCGCCGCTTCGCTCGCCAGCCGCACGGCGCGCTGCGCCACCGGGTTGGTCAGCATAGCGGCGCGCAGCTGCGCCTCATAATCCTGCGGCCAGTTGCCGGCGCCGGACCAGCCCAGGCCGACCCAGGCACGCGCCAGCGGCGGCCGCGACGGCACCGCCGCGGCCTTGCGTCCAAACCATTTCAATGAACGTCTCCCTCTTGCGGGATTTCAGGAAAAGCGCGGCCAGGACGGCCGCGTGGAGCTAAGAGCGGCCGA